AAGAGCAAAGGCTGCTGTATTCTTGTCTGTGAAATTAAAGATCCAAATATTAGGCTGATAGATTGCCCATTAATTGAAATAAAGGAGCATGAAGAAAAATGACAAAGAAAGAATTGATAGAGCTGATAGAAAAATACCCGGACGACGCAATTATCTCTTGTTTGGGAAGATTTTCAGGAGACTTGTTGATTTTTCGGGCGAATGACGTAATTTTTAACAAATATAAGAATGAAATTTGCATTGTAAGAAATTGAGAAAGGTGAAGAAATATGACTAAATTAAAACCTTGTCCGTTCTGCGGTAGCAAAGCTAAGATGGAAAGAACGCCAATTAATCCTTTGGAAAATGCCTATGAATAAGAAAAGAGAGGCTTATATGACTTTATTGACGGCTGCTCAAAAGCAGATACCGCAAGAAGTAAATTTGGTAGTCGAAGAGCATTTTATACCAAACTGTCCTTTTCCACAACAAATACCTAAAGGCTGGGCATGTCCTGTATGCGGACGTGAGGTAGATGATGGTGCTCACTACTGTAAATACTGCGGCCAAGCTATATGTAATGATTAAGGAGTGAAGACATGAATTATCCTGATCTAATAAAATGGATATTTGAATTTGTATATGAACATTGGATATTAACGTTTTTGTTTATATTAGTTTTAAGAAGGTTTAGTATTTTTACAATAAATCTATCAGATAAGAAGGGCGATACAAATGTTATTAACAATAGAAAGCAAGTTTAATATAGGTGATAATGTACATGTGCCTAAGGGAGAACGTAAAGTACTTGGTGTTAAATTAGATTCTAAAGGTATCTTATATTTGCTTGAAAGTGCAGACGGTACGAGAGAATGGGTGCGAGAATATTGGATTGTTGTGGGCGAACAAGAACATAAACACGAAGAGTTTGAGGAGGCTATTTTGAACCAACTTGTAGAAGACAACATAAATCCTTTTGGAGCATTATTTAGGCGATTTAGAAAGAAAAGCTAGAAGGAGACTGATATGCTAATAGAACAGTATATTAAGCATGTAGAGCGATACTTTTGGGATCGTAAGCAAATACAAAAAGTTGTTGATGGAGAAAAAGAGCAGCGTACTGCAAGGAAAGGGCATACGGGCGGTGGGGGGCATGCTTTTATCAGTAATCCAACAGAAACAGCAGCATTAAAAAACATTGAGCCAGTACGTATGATATCGTTTGGATATGGACCATATCAGTCGATAATAATGAACCCGGAGCTATGGCTTGAAGTTGTCGCAGAAACCTATAAGATACATGAGAATCAGCTTACTGGTAAAGTTATGTATCAAAAATATGAAAAAAGGAAGCCGATGAAAACAATTGCAGAATTAAACGGTGTGAATAGAGATACTTGTTATGAATTTCGCAAAGAGTTCCTTAGGGATGCTGTTGGTTTGGCGTTGAAAAAAGGTTTGATAAAATAAAAAAAGTTTCCGACATATTACCTGTTTTGATGAGTTAAAATAGTATTGTAAGTAAGTGGGCTTACAATAAAGCCATACGCAGTAATCCGCTCACTATCCGAGCAAGTTATAAACCGTATGTGCATATATTTGGCTATGGTGTTCGCCGTATGATGGCATATGATAGCTGCAATTTATCATATGAATGATGCGGATAACTACCCATAGCTCCTACCGTGCGGCTTGCAGCGGTCGCACTGGTAGGTTCAAAACAACGGCATGAGAGACGGTAACTGTACGCAGCCCGTGAAGAAGCCCATAGAACGCAGAGCACCATATCTGTAGACTTGGGGTAGCCTTACCGTTGGGGTGATACAGCGGCATATTTAATCTACATAAATAATTTAGTCTTAAAAAGCCGTTGAAACACGGTAATATATATCAGAATTTAGCATATAACTTAATATAAACTGTTGGCAATGTGAATAATTTGCACATTGCTTTTTTATTTGCAAGGTGGTGATGGAATGAAGATGAACCTAACCAGCAAGATCAGGAAGATAATAAAAGCCTTAGAAATGAGAGGCTTTATATACCTCTATTCAAGGGAGCAAGTATATAGCCAGAAGCTATCTAAGGTATGTACTATGTACAGAATAGATTACCTCATGCCATGGGGAGAATACAAAAAGAAATTCCCGGATAAGGCAGAGCGAAAAAAGAATAAGGGTGTAAGCGTTAGGGTAGAAATGGCTCGGTCATTTAGAGAAATAGCTATTCTGTATTATTTGGTGAATGTATTAAAGGCAGGTGATAGTAGTGGATGAGATCAGCCAAGCACAGAAGAATTTTGTTGATTACTTTATAGAGAGTGGGAATCAAACAGAAGCCTATAAAAAGGCTTATCCAAAGTGTAAGAATGATAATTCAGCGGCGGCTAGTGCTAGTAAATTGCTAAGAAATAACAAGGTAAAGCAATATTTAGATGCACGAATGGCAGCAGTTGATAGTGATAAGATTGCGACAGCTGAAGATGTTCTTGAATATTTAACAAGTGTAATGCGTGGAGAAGAAAAGGACCAGTTTGGATTAGATGCTAGCTTGAGTGACAGGACTAAGGCAGCAGAATTATTGGGTAAGCGCTATATGCTGTTTAAAGAACAACTAGATGTAAATCTTGAAGGCGATATTGCTGGTTTAATTGCTAGCCGTCGCAAGAAGGGGGATAGCGATGTCTAGAGTTGCTTTATCAGAAAAGGATATAAAGGCATTAACAGACTTTCTTGGAAGTGTCAGTAAAGATCCTTTGGAATTCGTACGGCTTGCATTTCCATGGGGAGAACCAAATACTCAACTTGAAGATAAAGAAGGACCAGATATATGGCAGATAGAACTGCTGAACGATATCAAAGAAGGATTAAAAACGCCAGATCAGGTTATCCGTGAAGCCGTTGCATCTGGGCATGGTATTGGAAAGTCTGCTATGGTGGCATGGATTATTCTGTGGGCTATATCGACACATGAAGATACAAAGGGTGTTGTTACAGCTAATACAGATACACAACTCAAAACAAAAACTTGGGCAGAGTTAGCTAAATGGTATTACTTGTTTATAGCAAAAGATTTGTTCACTTATTCTGCAACAAGCATTTATTCTAACCAAGAAGGTCATGAGAAGACATGGCGTATAGATGCAATACCATGGAATGATAGTAACCCTGCAGCGTTTGCGGGTTTACATAACCAAGGCAAGCGAACTCTGGTTATATTCGATGAAGCTTCTGAGATATCAGATATCATTTGGGAAGTAGCTGAAGGTGCAATGACAGATGCTGATACCGAAATCATTTGGTGTGTGTTCGGAAATCCTACTCAGAGTAGTGGCCGCTTTCATGCTTGCTTTCATAAAAATAGAAGTTTATGGAACCGCAAACAAATTGATAGCCGAACTGTTAAGATAAGTAACAAGGCTGAACTTGAGGGTTGGCGGGTGCAATATGGCGAGGATAGTGACTTCTTTAAAGTTCGCGTCAAGGGCGAATTTCCTTCGGCGAGTGAGAAGCAATTTATTAGTACCGCCTTAGTTGATGAAGCAAGACGTAGGACATTGCATGAAAAGCAATTTAGATTTGCTCCTGTGATTATAGCTTGTGATCCTGCATGGACAGGCGGAGACGAAACAGTTATTTATCTTAGACAAGGGCTATTCACGAAAAAGCTCTTTGCGACTACTAAGAACGATAACGACATTGAAATAGCAGGTATATTAGCTAGATTCGAGGACGAATACAAGGCGGATGCGGTGTTTATTGATTTAGGCTATGGTACAGGAATCAAGAGCGCTGGTGACGCATGGGGCAGATCGTGGACATTGATTGCTTTTGGTGGGAAGCCAAATAGGCAAGATTGCAAAAATAAACGTGCTGAGATGTGGGCTAATATGAAAGATTGGCTGAAAGAAGGCGGGGTTATACCAGAGGATGACCAGACTTTAGCGGATGATTTAACGGGCCCTGAAACAGTACCTAATATTAGCGGGTTAATACAACTTGAAAGTAAAGAAGCTATGAAAAAGCGAGGTGTTCCCTCTCCTAATAGAGCGGATGCACTCGCTTTAACTTTTGCGCAATCTGTTGTAAGCAGAGAACAGGCGATAATAGAAGCACAATTTGATAATAGCCAAATGGTTTATGATCCGTTTGCCGGTATGTGAAGGGAGGTGAGACTATGCATAAGATTATAATGCAGTTACATGGTGGCGGAGGTGGCGGCAGTGTTGACCCGATCAAACAAAGCGCACCTGGAAGCACGGCTGCTGCCACGATTGATAACGCTACAGAGGGAGAGCGACAAAGCCTGTTTGAAAAGCTATCTAAAGCCCGTGGTAGGAATTATACAAACAAAACTGGTGGTCAGATTACTTCGGATAGTGTTAAGAAAATGTTGTTGGGAGAATGATTATGAACATCAAAGATATGCTGCTAGACAGCGATAGATTAAAGCGAAAACAACATACCATTTCCCAGCTATACACGTTACGCAGTCAATATGAGCCAACATGGAAAATGCTTAGCCGGTATATCAATCCAACACGAGGGCGATTTGAGGTGGATATTCAAAGCACAGAAGGTCATCGACGTGACGAGTATCTTATAGATCCTCATCCTCAAAAAGCTGTTGGTAAATGTGCGGCAGGCATTCACAGTGGGTTAACATCACCGTCAAGACCGTGGTTTGAGCTTGGTCTGCAAGACGAAGAAAAAGCTAATTATCATACAGTCAGAATGTGGCTCGATGACTGCCAGGAGATTATGAGCAGCATTTATTCTAAGAGCAATGCTTATAATATGCTGCAGCAGATTGAGGCAGAGATGGCCCAGTTCGGCACAGGCGCCTCTTTGATGTTGGAAGATTATAACTACGGCATATGGATGCGGCCTTATACCTGCGGGGAATATGCAGGCGGTGTAGATGCAAGAGGCAGGGTTTATGTATTTGCAAGGCGTTTTAGATTGAGTGCTGAGCAAATTGTAAAAGAATATGGGATAGATAATGTATCGGAAAGCGTGAAGTCGGCCTATAAAGAAGGAAATATAACGACATACTTTGACGTTGAAATGCTGATAGAGCGCAATGATGATTATGATCCTAATAAATTGGCTTTAGGTAATTTCCCGTGGCGCTCATATCACTATGAAAAAGGTGCAAACGATAAGTTTTTAAAGATATCCGGTTTTAGAGAATGCCCATTCCTTATGCCGCGCTGGACTTTGATTGCCAATAGTGTATATGGAGCAGGTCCAGGACATAATGCTTTAGGTGACTGTATGCAGTTACAGAAGATTGAAAAGAAAAAACTTAGAGCTATTGATAATGCAGCAGACCCTGCAATGGCGTTTCCTGCCTCAATGAAAAAGCTTAATAGAATGCCAGGAGGACTAAATTATTATCCTGATGGACTGGCGCAGCAGGCATATCCTCTCGTAGACCCAAGAGCAAAAGCGTATGAAGGGATCGGGGCTTTGTCCCAGGAAAAAAGGCAGTCAATATCTGAAACATTTTATAATGATTTGTTTATGATGATTGCATCTCAGGACGGACCTCAAATGACTGCGCGAGAAATTGCAGAGCGACATGAAGAAAAGCTTTTGATGCTGTCGCCGGTACTTGAGCAAATGCATAATGAAGTCCTGGAACCGATGACACTTCGTACTTTTGATATTTGTTTGAGGCATGGGTTATTTCCACCTATGCCAGAAGAAATTGATAAAAACGAATTAAAGGTGTCTTTTATTTCTATTCTTGCCCAAGCTCAGAAGATGGTTGAAATACCGGCTATTGAAAGGACTGTCGGATTTGTTGGCAATCTTGCTGCCGCTCAACCAGAAGTTTTAGATATTATCGATTTAGACGAAGCTGTTCGCGGCTTTGCTACTTCTACAGGAGTAAAAGAAAAGATTGTGCGTGATGAAAATGAGGTTGCGAATATTCGCAAACAACGTGCTCAGGCACAGCAAGAACAAATGCAAGCTGAGCAGATGGCTGCTGCAGCACCTGCTGTTCGAGATTATGCCGATGCAGCTAGATTGATGAGCGAAACTCCTGCTAATGGCGGCAATGCATTAGATCAACTGCTGGGAGGTGGGATTTAATGAGAACTAAAGAATCAAATATGCTTGCACAACAAGCGCTGGACGACTTGGACGCTATTATGCGGACCGAGAACGGACGGCGTTTTATTTATGCCATTTTGGAAAGCACAGAGGTCGAAACAGCGGTTTTTTCATCTGATCCATACTTCAATGCTTTCTTATCAGGTAAACGTGCTGTAGGTGTTGATTTATTAAAGAATATCCGGATGTTGAACGATGGACATTCTTTAGAAATGCTGATGCGTAATGAAGCGGAAAGCGCTAGACACCCTCCTGATTTAGAAGACGATGACCTTTTTAAAGTAGATAACGACATAGCGGAGGTAAGACATGAATAAGTTTACACAAGTATTCTTTGAAGCAGATGGTGCTGGTGGAGGCGGTGAACCTGCTCATTCCGGTGACCCGTTTGTAACAGAACCTGCTCCGGTAGCTGAACCGAGTGGAGATCCAACGCCGGCTGGTGATCTCGATCCTACGGCCCAACCTAAGAGTGTGTTTGATGAACCGGCTGTTGTTCCTGATAAATACGAATTTAAGCTTCAGGATGGGCTTGAGCTTACGCCGGAATTAGAAGCTGACTTTACAGCCATTGCTAAAGAGGCAAAGCTTACGCAGGAGCAGGCATCTAAATTAATTGATTTGCATAGCAAAGTCGTTTTAGACGTTATGCATAAGCAGGAGGAAATTGTAGACGGTTGGACTGCTGAATGCCAAAAGCAGGGGCTTATTTCTCGTGAGAACATTGCTGCCGCTAAATTGGCTGTTAATACCTTTGGCGGTAGTGAGGCTATGCAGGTACTTGTAAATACAGGTGTAGCAAATCATCCAGCGATACAAAAAATGCTACAAAACATTGGAGGCTTGCTTATGGAAGACCAACCGCCTGATGGGCAAGCGCCTAAAGCTAAGGAACCGACCGACGCCGATCTGTTTTTTACCGGCGCAGGGTTCAAATAAAAATATTAAGGAGTGGTAAATAATGCCAGATTTGACAGGTTTCGCAACCCTTCAAGACTTTGCTTCTCGTCAGGGGTTCGACAAAAAGTATCAAAGAATTATTGAACTGCAGACTAAAACTAATAAGATTTTAAAAATTATGCCGTTCAAAATGTGTAACTCTAAGGACTATGAAGAAGCAACCCTGCGTTACTCTTTACCAGAGGTAGCATGGAGAATGATCAACCGCGGTACTAAACCGAGTAAGTCTAAAACGAAACAGGTATCTTTTACATGCGGCGAGATGGAAGCACTGGCCGAAATTGATGAGAAGTTGGCACGTAAAAACAATATGCAGACTTCTTGGATAATGAGTGAGAATGCTGCATTTCTTGAAGCAATGAACCAAGAGATGGCTTCTACACTGTTCTATGGTGATGAAAAAATTAATCCTGCCGGCTTTACAGGTCTGGGTGCGTATTATTACAGTAAGACCAATCAAGATGAGATTTGGGCAGATCAAATCATTGACTGCGGCGGCACTGGTGATAATCTGACTTCTGTATGGTTTGTTGGTTTTGGCGAACAGCAGGTTTATGGATTGTTCCCTGAGGGAGATACTGCCGGTTTCACCCATGAATACCTGGGCAAACAGAAAGTAACAAATGATAAAGGTGAAACGTTCTTTGCTCATACAAGCAAGTATAACTGGTCTATGGGGCTTGCTGTAAAAGATCCTCGTTATGTTGTGCGTTTAGCTAACATTGATTTGACGGATCCTTCTACTACGAAGATCTTTGACAAAATGATTGAAGGTTATTATCAGATTGAAAATCCTGATAATGTTAATTTGCATATTTTCTGCAATAAGCAGTTTGAGGCGTTTATGGCTAAAGCTGCTCGTAATGACAAAAACACTATGCTTTCTATTGATACGGTTGAAGGAAAACCTGTTGTTAATTTCTGGGGCGTTCCGTTCCAGCGTTGTGCAGCTATTCTGAATACTGAATCTAAACTCGTTTAAAAGGGAGGAAATAATAATGGCACGTATTGATGCGCAATTATTACTGTCTGAAAATCAGGCCGTCACCGGTACTAGTGCAAACAGTAATGTTATTGATTTAGGTAGTACAGGTGGCTTTATGCATCCGCTGTACTTTGATGTAAAATTGACCACACCAATGACTGCTGGCAAGATCACCAAGGTAAAAGTACAATCTTCTGCTACGGAAGACTTTAGCAGTCCTGCCGATGAAGTAGAAGTAAGTGTACCAGATTCTTTGGTTCAAACTAGGGCTTGTACAGTGGCGCAATTCTTTTCTCCGATCAAATATGGCAACCGTTATATTAGATTGGTTTATACAGCAGAAGATGCTGCAGGCGGTAAAGTCTTTGCTTATATGACTGATGGCGTCCAGGTAACTTTATAATGGCTACTTATAAAGTAAAGCGTAATTGTTTTACTTTGGGTCGTATGTATAGGAGAGATGAAATTGTAACCCTTGCTGATAACATTAAAGTTCCGGAACACTTCGTGAAACTTAACGTGTCGGCTATAACAGCTCTCCATCATGATGATCCGCGTTATCTGCAATATGAAGCAATGAACTTTAATGATTTAAAAGAATTGGCCAAAGAACAGGGAATCAAAACAAGTCAGAAATCCAGGGAAACTATTATTAGTGAATTAGTGGCACTGGCTCAAGAATAAGAATAGCCGGGGGCATATGCCTCCGGCTTTCTCTATAACAGGTGGTGAAAGTATGGATAAAGTTGAGATTTGTAATATTGCTCTTAATCATATAGGCGTAGCTACAATAGAGCGGCTTGACGAAGCAAGCGAACCAGCACGAGTGTGCCGGCGTTGCTATGATTATGTCAGGCAGGCGGTTTTGAGAAAATTCCCGTGGACATTTGCAACAAGAAGCGTGCAGCTTGCCGCGCTTGCCGATGTTCCGCCTAACTGGAAATATGCATATCGGTATCCTGCTGATGCAGTGTGCTTGAGAATGATGTACAATGAGCAGTTCTGCGGACTTCCTAGAGACAATCAGTACAAAATTGTTTCTGATAAGCAGGGGAAAACTATTTATACAAACGTTGGTAATGCATGGATTGAATATACAGTAGATGTTACTGATGCAGATTTATATGACGCTCAATTTGTAGAAGCGTTTAGTTGGAAATTAGCAGCAGAGATTGCTTACGCGCTGACAGGTAAATTAGATTTGGCCCAAATGTGCATTCAGGCATACAATGCATATTTTTCGGAAGCAAGCGCAGCAGATGCGGATGAAGAGAATTTGCTGGACCCGCATGTCGATAGATTAGCGGCGGCAAGATTTACGGGGGCATAATTATGGCACTCTATCAATTAAAGTCAAGTTTTGCCGGCGGTGAATTGTCACCGTCAATGTATGGACGTACAGACATTGCTAAGTATGATAGCGGAGCTGCTACGTTAAGAAATTTCTTAGTTCTACGCTATGGTGGTGCTGCTAATAGACCCGGGTTTAAATTTATAGCGCAGACTTATAATAATAAAAAGGCTGTGCTAATACCATTTATGTATAGTACAGACCAAAATTATATTGTTGAAATTACTGCTGGCAGATGCCAGTTTTATACAGATGGTGGTATTGTTGTTAAAGAAGATGGCACACCATATAGCATAGAAAACTTTTTTACTGATAAAGATTTAGAAGATGCTGCAAAAATAAAATATACACAGAGTGCTGACGTGCTTTTCATTGTTCATCCGGCACATGCGCCGATGACACTTACAAGATATGGCAATTTAGATTGGCGCTTTGAGGCAATGGATATTACAGGCGGACCGTTTGATGAAACTAGGTATAATAATAATAGCATCATTACTAAAGTATTAGAATGGAGAAAACCAGGTGCATATAATATAACAATACCGTCTTCGGCGTTGTCAATAAATATTGAAATGGCTGGCGGCGGTGGCGGCGGTGGCGGTGGCATAGAAAGAAAAACTGAACATCTTTCAACCAAATTTAGTGGTGGAACAGGTGGAAGAGGTGCTTTTATAACAAAAGAAATATTAGAAATACCTTCTGGACCAATTTCTTTAATAGTTGGTGCAGGAGGTACCGGTGGACAAGGAAAACAAACTGGAATTGTTGGTAGTGCTGATAATGGTAATAGTGGTGGGACTTCCAGTGCTTTAGGAATCAATGCATTGGGTGGCGGTGGCGGAAAAGGTGCAACTTCTGCTGATGATGGTGGTAATGGCACAAGTTATGGATCTGGTGCTCTTGGTGGCAATGGTGGCTATGGTAATGTTAGTGGTATGAGTGGTAATGATGGTTGGATTAGGCTTTCATACACTTTATCTATTGGCAATAATGCAACAGTAAAAGCTTCGGAGGCGTATGGTGACATAACCCTGACTGCTTCTTCGGCTATTTTTTCCAAGGGTGATGAAGGGAGTCTTTTTTCTCTAACTCACTTTTTAGAAACAGATTACAAAAAAGGGACACCAAGCAGTACAGGCGGAAATCTGCAGGTTAGCGTATTACCGAAATCCAATGTCTATGTAGAAAGTTTTGGTTTTTGGGATGGTAATTTTAGTTTGGAAAAATATGATCCTATTTCTTTGCAATGGGTAAATGTAAGAACACAGAGTGGTAACAGAAGCCAGAATTATAGCTTGACTGAGGAGAACACGTCTGAAAGTATTGCTAGTTACAGAGTTACTTCTACTGAATTTAATACAGGCGTTTGGAGCGGTGAAAATGAGAAGCAGAGAGGCTATATAACCATTCAAAGCATCGGCGGAGATTATACGGGCCATGTATTGATCACTGAATATGTCAGTCCTACAGTAGTGAAAGGGACTGTAAAAAAACAGTTGGCTTCTACAGATGGAACCCGCGATTTTGCTTTTGCTGCTTGGAATGGTGAAAAAGGGTATCCTTCTGCAACAGGTTTTTATGAAGACAGGTTAGTCTTTGCGGGAAGTAAAGGATTTCCGCAGACATTCTGGACAAGCAAAACAGGAGACTATTATAACTTTGGAACAAGCATACCGTCTGCCGATGATGATGGAATTACGGCTACTTTAAACGGTGGACAAATGAATGGCATTAAGGCAATTATAGCTTTTGGTGAAATGTTGCTGTTAACAGCCGGTGGAGAATTTAAAGTAAGCGGCGGAGGCAAAGCCATTACAGGAAGTAATGTTTTAAGTCAACCGCAGGAATATAGGGGTGTGTCAGATGTTAATCCTGTCACTATCGGCAGCAGGATTATTTATGTGCAGCACCAGGGCAATATCATACGTGACCTTGCTTACAGCTATGATGTTGATAAATATACCGGTGATGATTTAAATTTATTAGCTTCGCACTTGTTTGAAGGGCATAAAATAATATCTATGACCTATCAGCAGATACCTAACAGTATTGTTTGGTGTGTGCGTGATGATGGTTTGCTGTTAGGGCTTACATACATCAAGGAACAGGATATCTACGCATGGCACCAGCATACCACGGCAGGCGGGAAGTTTGTTAGTGTATGTAATATTGGAGGAGCAACAGAAGATAAGTTATATGCAGTAATTGAGCGTGGCGGGCAGTATTATGTGGAAATAATGGAAAGCCGTGATAAAAGTACTAATGTAGAGGATCAGTTTTTCGTAGACAGTGGTATAACCTATGAAGGAGAGCCGACCGATGAAATATCAGGTCTTGAGCATTTAGAAGGGTATACTGTGGCTATATTAGCTGATGGAAACGTACTTCCTCAGCAAACTGTAGAAAACGGTAAGGTTCTTCTTGGAAATAAATACAAGAAGGTCCATGTAGGGCTGCCTATAGATGCGGAAATAAAAACACTGCCTATAGATTTTACAGCTCAAGATGGCACATATTTAAGTCGGAAGAAACGAATTGCTACAGTTACATTATTACTTAAAGATAGCCGTGGTGGATTGTTTGGAATGAAGGAGAATGAATTAGATGAATTTAAATGGCGCAGTAATGAAGCCTATGGGGAACCGATTAGTTTGCAAACAGGTAAATTTAAAGTAACGATCAAGTCTGCCACTTATGATGAAACTCAGCAGATAATAATTAAACAGCCTGACCCGCTGCCGATGACTGTATTATCTTTGATTCCGGAAATAGAAGGGGAAGGTGTATTATGGTAAAGTATGAATTTGTAAAGCCCACAAGGGCAGACGCTGAGTATATAGCGGCTAATCTTAAACTAGATAATTACAGTGAACTATTTTCTGCTATTGGCCCTAACGCTCTTAATGATATTTTAGATGGATTGAAGCACAGTGATGAAATCGGCTGCCTGCATATCAACGGCGTACCCGCTGCTGTATATGGAGTGAGAAAAGCTTCGATAATGAGCGACGAGGGTCGCGTATGGCTGCTTATGACGAAGGAAACGGAGAACCATAAGGTATTTGTCGGAAGGCAGACTAAAAAGGCTGTAAGAGGGCTTTTAAAGAGATACGACAGGTTATATAACTGGGTCAATGTTGGAAATGATAATATAATGCGTTGGCTTAAATGGCTTGGCGCAGAAATACATGAACCAGCGCCGCATGGAGTTTATAATCTGCCGCATCACTTTTTTGAGTTTAGAAAGGATGATGAATAATGGGCGTAGCGGCAGCAATAGGCGCCACTCTTTTGGGTGGCTTTATTTCGGGCAGAGCGCAGCAGCAGCAATATAACGCTGCCGCTCAACAGGCAGAGGTAAATGCTCAGATAGCGAATCAGAACGCAGATAAACTGCAGGCACAGGCTGAAGAACAGTCTAAGTCAAATACTATCAACGAAGAAAACAAACGCCGGCGTATGAACGCTATGTTAAGCCAGCAGAGGGCTAATATAGGCGCTTCCGGTATAACAGCTTCAGGCAGTGCGGCAAACGCTTTAGCTGACAGTGCGTATAATATGGAAACAGAGCTTGCTATTGAACGCTATAATTCAAGGCAAGGCGTTGAGAATATTTTTCAGCAGTCTACTGACCTTGTTAATCAACGTGATATCTATAATCAAAATGCACGCAATTACCGTAAAGCCGGTAAGCGTGCACTTATGAATAATATGCTTATGAGTGGGTTATCTCTTGCAGGTAGTTTATACAGTCCTAAGAGCGCAGGAAAGCAAGGTGCTTCCTCGTATGGAAAAGGAAGTGACGGGTATGGATGGGGTAATAGTGGTAATATATCTTTAGGCGGTTATGATTCTAGTAAGTGGAAAACTACTTATGGTACAAGCACAGGTTATAACTGGATTTAAGAAAAGAGTACCAAGAGAGTGGTAAGAGAGTGTTGCATTAGTACGAAATGTATTATATAATAAACGAAAAGAGATAGTCAGTGGTCGCACGCTGGCTCTCCCTCATAATTGTAAAATGTGAAAAGAGATAGTTTAACGTGTGGTAGCGTTAGCTCATCTCGTAACAAGAATGTGATTGAAAACGAGCCCGCGACCTTACGTTGGGCTTATTTTCTTGCTATTTTACGGCAAGAATAATGGTAGCCACGAGAATACCAAACGCTATCATTAGGGATAATGCTTGATATATGCTCATAGGATCACCACCAATCAGTTACGGACTGATAAGCCAACATAGTTAAACTATCTCGGACAACATTATAACACACCTTTAAGCGCTTAACAATTTGTTAAAGCGCTTTTTCTATACCCAAAAGGAGGCTAGAATATGGCAATCGACATTTTCCAAGTAGGTGCGCAGTTAGGAGCGCCGGCAAGTAAAGTATCTAATGTCCGCTATGATAACAGCGGTCAGCAGGCTGTTGCAAGAGAATCATCCCAGACCGGTAGAATTATTCAGGCCGGTGTTGAGCATGTAAGAGAGCAGATCATAAGAACCGACGTTCTGCAGGCTAATAATGAGTATGTAAAACGTACTAACGATCTAAGAATGCAGTTGATGCAGAAAAAAGAAAAAGGCGCTCTTGACATTGTCGGTGAGTATGAAGCTGGTGAAAGAAAGATACGCAGCGAGCTTATGGCTCAAAGTCCTCAAAGCGTAAAGTACGGCAAAGGTGCTATGTTATTTGATTACAGCACCCAGCAAACTGATAATGCTAATCGCAGAGTTTTGGGGCAATACAGAGCGCAGCAGTTTGAAGCCTGGCAGAATACTACTTTTGCTAATTCTATAAATAGTTCTGTTCAAAAGGCTGTTTTATCTCCTAATGACCCTGCAGTTATAGCCGATGTACAAAAAGAAATTGATTACGCCATAAATTCCAGATATGGAACATATGGAAGAGAAAGGCTTGATTTAGAGTATAGAAAATGGACTGGAGTATTAGGTCAGGCGTTGATAGACAGAAGTTATGCTAATGGCGATATAAATACGGCCGAAGCTTATGTTGAAAAATATGGTCCTTATATGGATCCGGGCGTAACAAGTGCCTATGCTAAAAATGTTTATGCTCGCAAACAAGAAGAACGGCTGTTTAACATGGGACAGAACCTTTATGCTACTTTTGGTGAGGATGAAGGCGCTGCACGTGATTATATCTTTGGCGATAATTTTAAAACAGAGGTTGATGGTAAGGCGATTGTAAAAGCAGCTAGTGCAGATATAGGTAATAATTATGGTGAGAATACTTGCACTATTAGTATCAATAGATGGTTGAGATCTGCTGGAGCTAAAGAAGGAAATACGTGGGCGCCAACCAATATGGAAGATGCAAAGGACAATGGAGTATTTTTTACCCAACGGAATCAGCTTCGAAATGGTGATATTGTTTATTGGGATTGGGAAGATAATGACGACAGCGATCATGTAGGGGTTTATGATGCTTCTACAGGAAAAGTAATTCAAAGCGGTACGCATGGAGTTGCTGCTTTGGATTTAGATCATTATAAAGTTTTAGGTTTTGCTCATCCGATAAGCGATGCGCCTACGTTGGAAGATAGGCAGAAGGCCTGGAACAATTATGTGCAACAGAAAAATATTAATGATGCCATTAAAACTAATCAGCAAAATATGATCATAAAAAATATAGAACAAAGATTATGGGATAATTTTAAAACAGGTATTATTGATTCGCAGGATATGAGAAATATGGTTTTTAGTGCTTCTGGTGGAGATGCAGATGTAGAACGGACGTTATTAAAATTCGGTGATGATTTAATAGGCATTCAGACAAAAGCTGCCGCTGCGGTATCTAATAGTGGCATTTATAAATCAATCAAGGATGCAATTACGAATAGCACTGTAACACCAGCCGAAGCAGTATCGTTAATCAACCAAAATGCAACAGTCTTGGGTGAAGCAGATAGAAGCAGGTTATTGGCTTTTGCTAGAAATCAAGATCCAAGAAATAAGGATGTTGATAAACGTTTAGCTATTATAATTGATGAAACTATTGATGATAAAGTGGAACGCGGAGATTTGCAGGCTTTTCTGGATAATGCATTGCAAGATATTACTGACCCTGATGCAAGATTTGCGACAGGGAACGAAGTTCTAAAAGAGGCGTTTAAAAATCGTGCTATTTATAAAAGCTTTAACAGTAAGCAACTTGAATGGGGTTCTTTAAAGAGTAGCCTTTCACCTAATCTTTCCCCTTATATAGATATTTATCAAAAACGTAACGGCAATAATATTGATTTGGGAAGTGCAAAAACATTTTTTGGAGCTATAAACCCTAATGATTTATATCAAGTATCGGCATTGAAAAAAGTTACAGAAGAAAATAGGCCTATGGATATCCAGGAGCTCAATAAGCAGATTGCTGCTATAGCTTTGAGCAATGGTGTAGATGCAGCTCCGCATTTACTGGAGATGCCACAGCAGAATGAAACCGCAGTACAGCAAAATGAAAGCACTCCATGGTTCAGTGATTGGGGAGCCAGTGAGCGTACTGGTTTGGCAGCAATGAATTTCAGTGATGCTATTGAATCTATCAAACAACGTCACTTAGCGGCATTAAGAGGAGAAATTAACGAGGAGTGGTAATATGGCAAGGTCTGTATTGTACGATGTAGCAGCGGCAGGAAAGTTTATACCAGACGATTTAAAGACTAAAGCATTACAAGGAGCTAATGCAAATAATATATCGCTTCAAATGGCAGCTCGTAATCCTGATTATTATTTACCTAAAAACTTTGATTATGACTGGAATAAATATGAGAAGATCGCACCAAGAACAGCAGAGGCGTTAAAAGACCCTGTGCTTATGAGCATTGCCGGTACTAAAGCTGCAGAATTTTGGGGCGAGCAAGAAAATAACTGGAAAAGTATTACAGCGCTGAAAAATGGTTTTAAGAATGTTGCTCGCAGCGGTTATGGTGCAGTTGCACTGCTTGCTGATTTGGGTGCAGATAAAAAAGATGTTGACTTGACAACGGAATCCAAGGTTTTTAGCGCAGATACAATAGGACGGCTTTTGTATGCTGTCGGTGGAGATAAGCTAAAAACTATTGGTACTGAAGCTAAACGCATTGGTGGCAGTGAAATATTTAAGCCGGAAGAAGTAAAGGCTGAAACTGCGGCAGGCCAGTTTTATTATGACTTACTGCAGAATGCACCACAATTAGCGGCACAGGTCGGCGTCGCAATCAGTACAGGCGGCTGGAGTGCTGCTGCTTTTATGGGCAGTCAGATTGCAGGCGGCCAATATTTAGATCTTACTGAAGCTGGGGTATCTAATGACAGAGCCAGAGCTGCGGCGTCTTTAAACGCTGTTGCACAGTCTGCTCTTGAAAAAGTGGGCTTGGGCAAAGTCATGGGAGCAGGAGCAAGAGCCGCTAAAATCGCAACTATGGGCGGTAAGGCCAAAGAAGTTTTTAAAACTGCATTGACAGAAGGCATTACTGAATGGATTCAGGAATACCCGGATGCTGCTGCTGAAATATGGGCTAAAAATGCGAATCTTTCCACTCAAGAGCAAATACTTAAATTTTATCATGAATTTGGAGAAATCACTAAAAGAGGCGCTTATTCCGGTGCTATTGGTGCGGTGTTTGGTGGTCTTGGAGGTTCGGTAAGCATTGCCGTAGACCGTAATGCAAATAGAGTTATGCAGGAGCAGGCTGTACGTACTGCGGAAACGATGAAAAACAGTAAGGACGTAGATATTACCGCCAGCAAACTAGTACTGAACCAAACGACAGAAGAAAAGGCTTATGTAGATGCTGAAACCCTTTTTACATATGCGCAGGCAAATCCTAACCTGGATGTAAAAGATACCTTTGGTATAGAGGTTTCTGAACTGCAGGCGGCTGCTGTTCGTGGTGAGGATATTGAAATGCCAATGGGTACGTATTGTGCGGCAGAGGCTCAAAATCCTGGCTTTTTCCAGGCTGTAAGCAATAACGTAGCTTTTGAACAGGGTGGTTATACAGAAGAACGCGCCAGAAATAAAAAAGCTCTCCAAAGCGCTTATAAAAAAGCGTTGGAGAACGACGAGGAATTTAGAACTGCAGTTGATACTTTTAGAAATGAATTGACTGAAGCGGGACTAAATCAAAAGGAAACAGGTGACGTCCTGGCTATTTTAACCAGCCGTGCTATGATTGCTAATCCTGATGACCCTATGCAGTATTTCAGAGATAACCCTTTAAGCTTCAAACGAGTTGTCAGCACTCCTAATGGCCGGTATATGCAAACTAAAAGTGCTAACGAAAAATTGCTTGAGGATGAAAATAACTTTTCTGGTATCGTAGATGAATATAAAGCCGGTACGTTGAACGAAACGAAACCATATAAGGTAATGACTACGCCGCTTGCGATAAACCTTGCAGGCGGTAAAATTTTGCCTGTAACTATTGACGGTGGCAGGATCAACCATATTTTTGAAAAACACTTTGATGGTATGACACCGGACCTTTTGAAACAATTACCACGGGCATTTGCTGATCCTATAATGGTATTAGATTCTTATTCAGGGCGGAAGGTGGTAGTGCTGGATTTGAAAGATGCGCAAGGCTCTACTATCATTGTTCCACTTGATCTTGATGTAAGCCGTGACCGTTATAAAGTAAATGCCATTAACAGCGCTTATGGTAAAGGCGGTGCTAATGGCACAAATTATAATTGGTTTATTGAGCATAATATCAAAAAAGGCAGAGTTGTATATGTAAATAAAGAAAAAACCGCCAAGTGGTTACAGTCTGATAGCAGCGATTCCGCTATCAAAGGCACCGACCTTGACGGTTTTCTTAATAATAGTATACCAGATGAAAATGCACTCCGCAAGAGACGAGAAGAAATGCAGGGATACTACCAGACCGCTTTTCACGGAAGCCCACATAAATTTGAAAAATTTGATTTGGGATCTGTTGGCACAGGAACAGGTATACAGGCCCATGGATGGGGTTTGTATTTTGCTTTCAGCAAAAATACTGCTAAACGGTATAGGGATAGATTGAAAGGACGCCGTGATACATATACTGGCGAAGGCTCTCTAGTTGAGGTTGAAATCCCTGAAAATGATGTATTACTTGATGAAAATAAATCTATTGAAAAGCAACCGCCTAAAGTACGCGAGATTATTAAAGCTGAATTAGAAAGAATTGGTGGGAGTGCGAATAGCGGCAGAAGCTTTTATAAAGAATTAATGTTTGAGATGAAAAGGAGGGGGGCGGAAAATCCAGCCAGAGCAGCATCTGAACATTTAAATAAATTAGGGATAAAAGGCATTAAATATGTTGGAATGGTAGATGGAGAATCATATGTAATTTTTGACGATCAGGCAATAAAAATAATCAACAGTTATAATCAAAAAGTTAATAACGATAAAAAAGGCGCTATCACCTGGGACGAAGAAGGCAAAGCAATTATCAGCCTGTTTGAAGGTGCTGATATGAGCACTGTTATTCATGAAGCTGTCGGACATTACTTTATTGAGAATCTCATGCGTGAAGGGGCTCTCCCTAATGCTACAGAGCAGATGAAAAAAGACCGTCAGACTATGCTTGATTATGCAGGTGTAACTAAAGACTGGGATAGCTTGTCGCAGGAAGAAAAAACAGCAGCACATGAACGCTGGGCAGAGGCCGCAGAAACTTATATGCTTGAAGGCAAGGCGCCCTCAAAAGAGCTGCAGCCGGTATTTAACAGGTTCAAAAAATGGCTGCTTGCTATTTATAACGCCGTTTTTTCGGATAAGCGCAGTAAAAATGCTGTTCCAATCAACGATGAAGTAAGGCAGGTTTTTGACAGGATGCTGGCAAGTGAAGAGCAAATATCAGAAATGGAGCGTATTGACGGTTATTTTTCTGCTTTGCCAGATGTTGTGTTAGATACACTTTCAGAACCACGCAAGCAAATGCTGCGTAATTTTGCTGCTAAAGCTCACGATAAGGCAGTACAGTTATTAACAAAAGAAAGCCTTGTTAATTTCAATCAGGAGCGTAAAGACCGGATTCAAAAATATCGTGAAGATGTAGAGCCGCAGGTCAAAGAAGCGATTGCAAAACAGCCGTTATATATGGCTTCGGAGCAGATACTTGATATTGCATCTGATTTAAAAACAGCGAAGGGCGTAGCTAACAGATATTTAGAAGGTAATTTTGATGAAAGTAAAATGGCAACTTTTGATATGATAGCTGAAGCTAATGGTTTTACTTCCGGTGACGAGCTGGCTAAAACGATTATGTCAGAACCATCTTTTAATGGTGCGGTTAACAGACATATTGATGAAATGGTGCAAGACGCCTTCCCTGATATTTACAAAGAGAGAGGGCTTGCTGAAGAAGCTGCACGTGATGCTATGTATAATGACGAGAGCGGTCTTTTGATAAATACAGAAGCACAGCTTATTGAGGATAAAGCACAAGGCTTGTTAAAGGGTCAGCGTGATGCTGAAACTCTTAGAAAACTTGCTGTTGCACGCAGGCAAACAGCTAAAATCCAGGCGCAAATGGACCTGCAGAATAGAGTAAAATTAAAGGAGGCTTTGAATACCCAAAAGTATATTACTGCCGAAAGAAACGCTGCGGCTAAAGCTGCTGTGGCATTGGAAAATGATGATTATTCTGCTGCGGTCCGATATAAAAACGTCCAGGCGTTTAATCATGCTTGTGTAGTTGAAAGCGTAAGACTGCGTAATCAGTATGCTAAGTGGCAGAATTATTTCAGGAAGCAGGCTAAAGCTAAAAGGGAAACGTGGGGTAATGAAAGAAACTTTATTCAAGCAGCAGCAATTATGGAAAGGTTCGGTTATAAGCGTAAAGATTATTCTGATTTTGAAAAGACAGAAACTTTATCAGACTATCTGAATGATATGGATGATCTTTATGACAATGTTGCAGTTGCTGATTGGATAATGGATGAGAATGTTAGCATTACAAATCCTCGTGAACGTATGACGGCAAGCCAGCTTGAAGATATAGTAAATGCGCTTAAAAATATCAAAGCGATCGCTAAACAGGAAATGAGTATCAATGCTTTACAGAAAGGTGCTACATATGCTGAATTTAAAGCTGAAGCACAGGACACACTTAATAAGCTGAAAACTATCTGGAAACCGCAGGTTGGCGTTGCACAGCAGCCTACAGTAATGGAGAAGCTAAAAGCATCTTTGCGCAGTACGGACAATCTTTTTGAAATGATGGACGACTGGCAGTATGGATTTTTTAGCAAACATTTTGGCGCAGCTATTCGAGAAGCAGCCGATAATGAAACAAGAAAAGTTTTAGAATATGAGGAAAAAACAGCGCAGGCTTACAGGGAATGGCTGCCGGATAAAGCTGCAGAAAAGGCGGCCGATTATCAGGAAAAATATGACGAGCTAGGTACTTCTGTAGATAAGCACGTTTTAGTAAAAATGCTTATGAATTTAGGAAACGAGAGCAGTGCCAGAGTATTGTGCAGCACTAGACCGGTAGGCTTTGAAAGTTCTGCCTTGTGGGTAGATGGCGATATCGTACAGACTAAAATCAATTTACTTGACTTCTTAGGGCGTAATCTTACTGAAGCGGATATAAAATATGCACAGGCTAAGATAGATATTGCAGAGATGTACTGGTCTGAAATGGAAGCTCTTGAAACTCGTTGGACAGGTTTTAGTCCTAAGAAAGTAGAAGCGTCGCCTGTAGAGCTGACGTTATCAGACGGCAAGACTGTTGTTATGCGTGGCGGTTATTTCCCGCTGATGCGTGACGGTGATACTGGTTCTAAACACGCTGGGCAAGAAGTTATTTCTGATACTGACCCCAGACAAGGCCGCAATATTAGAACAATGAGCACCAGACGAGGCCATTTAAAAGAACGTGTTAAGGCTAAATATCCTGTTAATCTAAAACGTGGAGCAGAGTTTAATGTTGCTATGGATGCGATACATGATCTGTGTTTCCGTGAGGTCATGGGCGATTTCCGCAAAATTATGAACGATCAGGAAATGTATACTCTGATTAAAGAAAAATTAGGCCTGGCCGATTTCTCCGCCTTTAAAGAATATCTTGAACGTGCGGCAAATCCTCAAGGTACTAACAGCGGCTCTGTTGGTGAAAGCTGGATGGGCAGTGTTGCTAACTGGCTTAGGGCTCGTACTGTAAATGCTGCCATTATGCTTAACCTTAAAACTGCCGTTCAGAACTTGGGTAATCCCTTGCTTTATGGTAATGCGGTAGATGGTTTTGGATATAGTGATGTCGTTGTCGCTGTGAGCAATTACAGTATGAATATGCAACTTGCAGAGGGATATAAATCGGCGAAGGAATTTGTTTACAGCAAATCTCCTTGGATGAAAGAAAGGTCTGTGCTTCCTGATATTTCCCTGCGGGATATGAAAGAAATGGAAAGCCTGAATCCTATAGAAAAGAAAGCTGTTGAATTTGGCACAAGATTGCTGGTCGCTACTGATAATCTTTCTGCTATTCCGGTATGGATGCAGGCGTATGGCAAAAAAATAAGGGCTGGTGCAGGCGAAGCAGAAGCGGTGGACTTTGCCAATACGGTTATTAGACGTACACTTGGCAGCAGCAGAGTCACGGAGGTTGCACCGCTTTTGCGTGGCGGACCTATGCTTAAACTGTTTACTACCTTCCAAGGCTTCTTCAATACACAATATAATCAGTGGGCCAGAGAGTATAATATCTTCTTAAAAGAAAAAGACATAATGCGTCTTACTTCGTTTGTGGGAGCTAAGTTTGTAATGTTTGCTTTTATAAACTTGATGTTGTCGGCCGAAGATCCATTTGAAGAAGATAAGGATGAATATAAAAAGATATCAAAAGAACTGCTTACTTACCCTATGAGTTTAGCCGGACCGGCTGGGCAGGTTGGTAATGCTATCTGGAGCAGGGCTTTAGGCATGCAGACTTACGGGTATAGAATGACTGCGGTACAAGGCACGATAGAGCAAATGGAACGTGCCGCCGGTAAGGTGCAAAAGGTTTACCAGGACAAAGCAGATTATGACGAATTGGTTGAGCCTACTGCTACATTTGTTGGAACAGCATTAGGCGTGCCTGCACAGTTAAACAAATTATTCTTTAACGGATATGATATCTTGTTCAATGATATGGAGCCGGAAGTTGGCGACATCTTTAGACGTCGGCCGAAAAAAGAACGGTAAAATAAAAATACCCCCTCAAATTTGAGGGGGGTTATATTTATTGGAAGTTATGTTCGTTTTTATATTTTTTTAGTACAACTGTTTGATAAAATTCGTGAGTTAGTTTATAAGCTTTCGGCATATGTTGAGCGTTAAAGATCGAAATGTATGCTCTTAAATGCAATTCAAAATTTTTATCATTAACATTTAAATATAAATTCATTATATCAGATGTTAATTTATTTGCGAATAAAGATTCTAATTCTTCTATTGTTACTAAATCAGAATCACAGTTATTATTTAGCACATCAGAATATTCTCTGTACTTTGCATCTAAATATTCTTCTACTGCTTTTTTGTCAGAACCAGTTGCATTACAGTAATCGTTTAAAAATTCTTTGCTAGATACGGTTAACATGGTATGTTCAAGTTTCATAAAATTATGAATAAATCCATATGCATACATCAAAGAATGATAATATGGTAATACATATAAAAAAAGCATATCATTTTCCATTGCTTCTTTGTAACGAATATTAACTGAATTGGAAAAAGTGGTTTCATATGGAGTGTGTGCAAATCCTAAAAGTGCTTGTACATAAAATGAATAATATCCATCTAATATATTTAAATTTTCAAAGGCAAGTTTTAATCTAGCCGTAATATAATCTCGTACGGGGGTGTGTCTAGCATATGGATAAGAAAACACTTTATTATCTTTTGTGGAATTTCCTTTATTAGATATTTTCCATAGTAAGAAGGCAATAATTATTAAAAGTATTATAATCATTTTAGGTAACTCCTTTTTCACAATTATAACACATTTATAAATTATTGAAAATAACACTTGACTTTATGCCACACATAAATATATAATAAATGTGTGGCATAAAGCGAGGTGAAATTATGAGCCCCAAAACAGGTAGACCAAAAGCAGATAACCCAAAGGCGATAAAGTATAGTATAAGAATTGATGAAAAAACAGAACAACGTTTAGTTGAATATTGTCTTAAACACAATATAACTAAGGGTGAAGCTATTCGTCAAGGGATACATTTACTTTTGGGAGACAAAAAATAAGACGCTGCCCAGTCGGTCAAAACAGGAGCAACGTCTTACACCAGAGGTTTCCCTCTGTGAAATAGTCTATCATAGAGGGCGACTTCTTTCAAGTGAAAGGAGTAGTCAATATGAATAACATCAACCGTTTAACCTTGGACAGTCGTGAAGTAGCAGTAATGTTAGAAAAAGAACATAATCATTTATTAAGGGATATAAGTGTTTACGCCAAATATCTTACTGAGACCAAAATTGGACTCAGTGATTTTTTCCAAGAATCCACATATAAAGACATTACTGGTCGCACATTAAAGAAATATCAAATAACCAAGAAAGGCTGTGAGTTTTTAGCTCATAAGCAAACCGGTCGCAAAGGATCGTCGTTTACCGCATCTTATATCAACCGTTTTCACGAAATGGAAGCACAGCTAAGCAAAAAGCCTTTGCAGCAAACACTTATTGAAGAACCTTATAAGCCTACGGTAAAATATTGGAAAGGCGTACCGGTGTTAACTAAGTTAGACGTAGCTATGATTTTAAATGTTGATGCGTCGGCGATTCAAAATTATATTCGTAGACCGTGGTTTATGACAGAGAATGTAGATTTTTACTTTTTGCGTGGACATGACTTATTCGAGTACCGCAGAGAGAATAAAATCAAGTCTACAATCGCTGCCTTAATAGTACTTACCGAAAGTGGAGTTAGAAAGATATACGAAGCGAGAAATCGAAAATTTACACCTGCTGAATTGTTCCCAGTAAAATCGTCGTGTGAGCCACAAAGACCTATGCTTGTTAATGCGCCTATGAATATGGAGCTGCAGAAGAAGATAAAGGATTTAGAAGGCAAGCTGATTGCTTTGCATGAAGTATTAAAACTTTATAACTACTGTAACACGCCTGAAAAATCGCAATGCTTCGCCACAACAATAAAAGACATAGGTATAAAAATATCGTGTGATGCACTTGATGTAATCAATACAAAGCTTAGTTTAATTCCTGCCGAGGGTGTCGGTTAAATCTACTCCCTTCCTGTTGGGTATTTAAAATTTTAAAAAGTTTCCGACAAAATGCCCTTTAACAAGAGTTAAAATAGTAATGTAAGGTTATTGGATATGAGAGCAGAGGCGATGTAAAAAAATTTAAAAATGTATCCGACAAAACCACTATAAAAATGAGTTAAAATAGTATCATAAAGTTAGTTAGAACTTAATAGAAAGCGCTTACTTCGGTAGGCGCTTTTTTATTTGGAAGGAGAGACGATTTATGGAAAATTTAGTGCAAATCATTGATAGGCAGGTAGTTGTTTCTAGTCGGCAGGTTGCTGAAAAGTTTGGTAAACAACATAAAGACGTTTTGGGAAATATTCGCAATATTTTAGTGGCGGAAAATTCCGCCACTAAATTTTATCAGGAAAGTATCCACGAATATCGCGGGCAAAGATTTCCTGAGTACCTTATGAACCGTGACGGTTTTACGCTTTTAGCAATGGGGTTTACCGGTAAAGATGCGTTGCAATGGAAGCTAAAATATATTGCTGCTTTCAATAAAATGGAAGAATTGTTAAAAGAGCAGGAAGTAATTCCAAAAGATTTGCCGGCAGCTCTTAGAATGGCCGCTGAAATAGCAGAAAAAGCTCAGGCTCTACAAATTGAAAATACGCAGCAAAAGCAGATCATAAATGAAATGCAGCCTAAAGCAAGCTATTATGATTTGATTCTGCAAAACAACACTCTGATGTCGGTAACGCAGATTGCAAAAGACTATGGTATGAGCGCAAAGAAAATGAATAGCCTGCTTCATGAATTAGGTGTTCAGTATAAACAAGGCGGTATATGGTTTCTGTATGAAAAATATCAATGTGACGGATATACCCAAAGTAAGACTTTTCCTACTGCTGACGGTGAAAATAGATTTCATACTTATTGGACGCAGAAAGGACGCTTATTTATTTATCACTTATTGAAGAACCAAGGCGTACTTCCAGTTATAGAACAGGAGTGAAATTATGGATAAAGAGGCTATCATACAAGACCAAATAAATTTACTGTTGGAGGAGCAGAAGAAGGCTGTATCTTTGGACGAGAAGTTAAAGATAGCATCAACTATAGCCAGTATGTTAAATGCTACTGTAGTTAAAGATGCTCCGGCCTCAGCAAGAATATAGGGGGTGAGCATATGACTGTACAGAATACGATAGTTAAAGATATTTATGTTGGTAATGGAGCGACAACGAAATTCCCAATAACATTTCAGATGACGGATCATCCTGAATATATAAAAGTATATATTACAGGTGATGATAGCGTTGCCGTAGAAACGGAGAATTTTTCTGTTGATCTTGGAGCTAAAACAGTTACTTATCCAGCTAATGGCTATCCGCTGCCTGATGGTCATAAAATAACTATTTATCGTGAGCTGCCATTGTATCAGCCAATGAACCTGGTTAATCAAGGTCCGTTTTTTGCAGAGAATATTGAATTGTCTTTTGACGATCTAACTTTTATATGTCAGCAATTAAATGAAAAATTGAATAGAACATTATCTGCTGGTATTGATGTAAGTAATTTTAATAATACTTTTCCGGTAAAGGCTGGAATGAGTTTTAGAATCAATGATGCTGGTGATGGGCTTGTGCTGACGGAGGACCCTGCGAGAGTGTTACCTTTAGCTAAAGATGTATTAGAGCAAACGAAACAGGTCAAAGAGAGCGCCGTTAACGAAACAACAAATATTAAAAATACTGCAATCGAAGAGCTGACCGCTATAAAAAATGCTGCAGTAAATGAGACTACGGAAATAAAGGACGAAGCTGTTGCTGCTAAAAATACCGCTGTTAAAGCTGCGGCTACTGCGGCAGAAGATGCTGTTAATAACGTTCAAACGTTACTTGATGAAAAAGTGGCTGCCGCAGAAAACGCAAAAAGTGTAGCTGTTTCTTCGGCTGAATCAGCATTAGCAAGTAAAAATGCTGCGGCTGCATCACAGTCGTCTGCTGCTGCCAGTGCGGAAACAGCCCAGGCTTCGGCAGAATCAGCTTCTAGCAGTGCTGATGCAGCATTAGCAAGTAAAAATGCAGCATTAACAAGTGAGAATAATGCGAAAGCTAGTGAAACCAAATCTGCAAAAAGTGAAGAAAATGCTAAGGCTGCTGAAACTGCTGCAGAAAATAGTAAAAAAAGTGCTTCAGATTCCGCTAGTGCGGCTTCTAGTAGTGCTGAATCTGCATTAGAATCTAAAACGTTAGCTGCAGCATCAGCAAATTCAGCTTCTGCGAGTAAGACAAGTGCAGAAAGCAGTGCTGAATCAGCAGCATCTTCAGCAACTATAGCTACAAGACAGGCAGATAGAGCGCAGGGTATTGCTGACAGCTTAGAAGGTTTAGCTGGCATTACTGGTATAGCGACAACAGATGAAGCTATTGCTGGTGTAGTTGATACTAAAGCAATGACGCCGTTAAAGACGAAAGAGGCTATAGAGCAAGGTGCTAATGTTTTTACAGCTTTAAATACTTTCAGAGCAAACATTGCTGTATCAAGTGGCACAACAGCAGGCAGTCAAGGACAAATTATTTTAGGCAACAAACCCCAATCAGCAACAGTACAAGCGAATATTATATCTAGCACAACAGGGGCGTTAAACTATATTGCGACAGAAAACGCTGGACACTATTTCAGAATTGGCAATACTACTGCGTCTACATCAATAACTACTAACGACAGTGAAACAGCAATCCTTTCACATAATGCCTTTGAATTTGCGCGAATAACAAATGTCGGTGTTGCGAAGTGGTTAGGTAATGCAAATACCGCTACGAAACTAGAAACCTCCCGCACAATAAACGGCGTACCGTTCGACGGGACGAAAGATATAACCATATACAATACAGAAGGACACTTGGTGTTCCCAAATGGTGCTGAATTTTGGATAGGGTGATATTATGGCAGAATTAGCAAAGAAATTAAATTTTAAAAAAGATGGCGTGCAACAAACGGCGAAAGCCTACTCTACTACTGCCGAAGTTGGGGAACATTGGGTAAATGCTAAGATAGACGGCGTTCCTGCTTATGTTGCTATTGGAGATATAGCAGACAGCAGAGCGACAAGCGGTAGGGTTAAAGGTAGTGGTGGCGATTCATACGCTATATTAAACAGTGGAAAGCCTCCCTACAATAAGGTTGAATATAGAACTCCAGGTACTTATACTATTACATTTGCTGCTGGAGTTACAAGTGCTAAATCAACTGTTGCTGGTGGAGGCGGCGGTGGAGGTGGCGGTTCGTATAATGGTACAGGAGGTACTGGTGGGAGCGGTAACCTAATTGTAGGCGTGAAATCAGTTACATCTTCTACACCTTACAGTGTTATTGTTGGAGCAGGAGGAACAGGAGGTGCTGGTGGGAGCGGAGCTTTTGGTAAAGGAAGCCAAGGGGCTAATGGTAATGCGTCATCTGCATTAGGGATAACGGCCAGTGGAGGCGGTGGCGGCGGTGGCGGTTCGGCAGGTAGTAATGGTAGTGCTGGAACTAGTTATGGTTCTGGTGGAGCAGGAGGCGCTGGTGGTAATAGTGCTTCTATTGGGGGGACTGGAGGTACTGGTAATACTGGTAATAACGGCTGGGTAATTATAGAATACGGTGGTGATATTTAAATGGCAAAAAATAGATTCGCACAGCCATTGTACGGTAAGATAATTTATATTTATGAAACTAATTTAACAATGGAGCAGTTACCTACTATTTTCGATCCATCAACGTATTGGATTGATGTAACAGGCTTAGACTGCGAAGTAGGTTATTTAGTTAGTTTTAAAGAAGGTGTAGGGCTTGTTTTAGCACCACCGCCTAACGAAGAATATACATTTGAAGAGTTAAAAGCCCAAAAGCTTGAACTTGTTGACGCATGGACAGCAGATAAAATTACTGGCGGTTTTATTTCTCAATGTACCGGTAACCCTGTGAGGTATGATAGCGATAAAGATACTCAGCTTACGATGCAGGGAATTGCACTGAATGTCAGCACAGAACGTTTTGCAAACGAATATCCGTTAGGATGTCCAGTCCGGGGCTATAAAGAAGGGGAAACTGAAAAAACAGTACAGTATCTTAATGCTGCTCAGGTATATACCTGGTGTGCTGATTTATCTTCTCATATAGGTGCTTGCAAGCAGCAAGGATGGATTAAACAGGCACAAGTAGAGGCTGCGTTAAGCAAAGAGGATTTGGATGCTATTATATTAGATTAGGCGGTGCGTTGATATGGCAGAAGGAGATACTAGAAGACTTTTTGAACGGTTAGATCAAATGGGTCAGGAGATAACTAGGCTCGTTGTCTTGGGTGAGGCGAAAAATAGACAATGTGATCAGCAAGAAAAAACAATTGCCGATCACGAGGAGCGTATAACAAACTTAGAATGTCAAAGCGGCTGCATCCGCGGAAACGTAAGTTTACTGGCTTGGTTGGCGACATTAGCGGTAGCTGTTTATGGTGTAGTTATAAAGTGAGTGATCAAAGGGATAAGTGATATTTATGTTTGAGAAAATAAAAAACTTAATAGTGAGTGCCAGAAACAAAGTAGCCTCAATGTCGCCAAAAATAATGGCGGTCATTGTAGGCTATTTTATTGCAGTCGTTTTACTGATACTGACCTATTACGCTGCGTGGATGTATATGTGGCTGTGGTTAGACAAGATTGTTATGTCTGACCTGCTGGCACTGATACGTGAGATTACAGGCCCGGCTATGGTCGCATTTGTGACGTTTATAGCTACGAGTTTGGTAGATAAAGATGGGGACGGAGTGCCTGACAATTTAGAAAAGGAGATCGAGAACAATGGTGACAAAAAGAATCACTTTAGATGAGCTGCGACAGTTAGCTAAAAGAGCTAGAGGTAATATTGATAAGATCTATCTACACTGGTCAGCTGGTAATTATCACCAGTTTTTTAGTGATTACCACTTAAATATTGATAGTGATGGAGCCATTATGGCGACCACAGATGATTTAACTGAATATAAGGCTCATACATGGCGGCGCAATTCTAGAGCTATTGGGATTGCTTTAGCGTGCTGTATAGATGCTGTAGCCTATGCTGATGGTCGTGTCGATTTTGGAAATGTGCCACCGACAGAACTGCAGATAGATAGCATGGCAAAAGTTGTAGCTGTACTGTGTGAAGAACTTAGATTGGACATTAATGCCGATACTGTAATGACACATGCAGAAGCAGCAGACTTAGATGATTATGGACCAGCGACAACCTTTGAACGCTGGGATCTGTGGAAATTACCAGATATACCAGGCGACGGCGTGCTAAAGCCAGGCGGTGATGTTATTCGTGGCAAGGCTATCTGGTGGCAGCAGAACTGGTAAAAGTAGTTGTTGTAGAAAATGCAATACCTTTAATTTGAAGGGTAGTTTTAAAGGTATATAGGCAATAATTGAATAAAGGTTTAAATAGAAATGCGCTATTTTGAGTATTTTATTCGATAAAATATTCGCGCAAAACGTGAAAAAATATTCGATTGAAAGGAGGAGAATGTAATGACTTTTTTGAAAGCATTTTGCGATAGGTATTTTAATAGTCGCGACCGTGATTTTTTTATTCGAGGGCTTATTATTGGTGCAGTTTTAGGGTTTGTTTTAAAAGCAACGGTATTTTGATCTGGCGAAAAAATATCGTTAAATTTGACAAGATCAAGGAAAAAGGGCAATTTATTTTCAAGATGGTATATTGCAAAAAAACGGCTATTTACTATTTCGCAAAATTGAGATAGTAAAAACAGCCGTTTTTGGAATTTGAAAATGAGGTGGTGGAATGCTAAATGAAGAAAAACAAATCAAATGTAGTAAATATTTGCTTGGCACTTTTATTGTTGTTGCAGGCATTGTTATTGCCAGTTATTTGTTCGGCAGAGCAGATGTATCAGATAACGGAAACGGAGCTAACGGAGTTAGAGCAAAACTCCAACAGGCAGTTAGCAATCAGCAGTCAATTAGCAGCGGAATTGCATATAGCCAAAGAACGGTTGAAAGTATCGGATCAGGAATTGACCGAAGCCAAACTGCAGAAAGAGCTGCTGAAGAAGCAGTTGACCGAGCTGGAAGCCTTGTCGAAGAATCAAGAAAACTTGCAGAAAGAAATATTGAAATCCTTGCCACCGTCCGCGCCAGGGGTCCTGCGGGAAGTAGGGCTAAAAATTGATGTTGAAAAATATGTAAGGGGTGCCAGCTACGGAGTAAGTAAATGTATCTTTAATAATAAGTATATAGGACTGCGTGGTGAATATGATTGGAAAGATAAAAAAGCTGGCGTTTGGTTAACATATGCGTACTAA